CCTAAGTTAAGAGCCATCTCTTGATCGTTATCGAACAGACCGTATGAAGTACCACCCGCTCCGTAAGAGTTTTGTGCAGCTAACATATCGTCCATATCGAAAGAGAATTGACGGTTAACAAAGAGAGCATTCTCTTCAATAGAACCTTGCTTATCTAACCTCTGAATCACAGCATCGAAGTCCGCTAATGCAACTGGGTTACCCCCGCCGTATACGTTACCTCTTTGACCAACTGAGTAGAATACTCCGTCAGATCCAGCGGCACTATTACCAGCAGCGTTACCAAGGATTGCAGCAGCTCCAGACGCATCGTCTGCAGGTACAGCTTCCACCATCGCAGTCTCCAAGTAATCTTCGAAACGAAGTCTTGTATCGTGCTCAGACTTTAGGTACCATAGGTATCCGTTAGCTCCATCTTCAGAAGTGATTTCAATCCATCCGATTTGAGCCATATCAGAACCAGAAACTTGGTACTTGTCCTTAATGATAATTGGCTTATTGTCGAAGATAAAGTCATCAGACTCTAAAGATTCAACCATTCCAAGAGTTCCTTTCTTGAACTCAGAACCGTAGATGAAGATAGTGCAGTTAACTCCAGCAGCCATCGCTTGTCCGCCAGCTTCGTAGTAGTTAGCTTCAAAAGTAGCATTAGTATAGTCAACAACAGAAACAACAGCTTTGTTGGTTAAGTTAGAACCAGCAGTGTTATCAGAAATCATAATCGTTTGACCGACTCTAATTGCAATTCCACCTTGTCCCGCAGTAGTAGTTCCGCCTGGGATAGTTGGAGTAAGATCGTCACCAACAACCCATGTTGCTGCATTGACTGCAGCGGCTTCGTCAGATGTACACTGTGTGTATTTAACGTGTAGTCTTCCTTGCTCTGCCCATTTGATCATGTCAGAGTTAGAAGGCATTTCAGCTCCCACCATTCTTAGGAATGAAGAGATTGATCTATTACCGTAACGCTCGAACTCTTTCTCATATGTATCAGGAAGATACTGATTCAAGAAATCGAAGTTGGTAATATAGTTTGTAGAAAGTGCAACTCGTTCCGCAGATGGGATTAAGTTGACTCCTGGGGTAGCATTTACTGCCATATTTTCTTAATTTTTAAATTGTTAAACTCTTTTTATACTCTTAATTTTGAGTCCTCTTCCGCTCGATGTATCTCCAACAGGTCTGATCTTTAAACCATCCTTGCTAAAAGACTGAGGGGATTGGCGTACCATATCGATGTTTTTTGATTTTTTAGAAACATCATCAATAGTCTCAGCCTTACCCTGCTCATAGAAAAATTTGGCGAACTTTTCAGGATTCATCGCAATAGACATTGCTCTGTGGTATCCTTCTGCGTCTTTCATCATGCCGCTTTCAGAATCTAAATAAGGTTTGATAAAATTATTTACATCCTTCTGCTTGTTCATCAGTTCTGACGCATCACCAGGTTTGTAGGTATATGCTTTGTCGTTTACCGAAACCTCAAAACCTTTGAAGTCATCGTTGAAAACGTCACCCGTTTTCTCAACAAACCAACTGTACCTCCTCTTTGATTCCTCTTCACGAGTAGTTGAATCCTCTACGAAGCTCTTATAGCGATCAAACTCTTCTGTCTGCCCTTCGGAACTAAGGCCCCCACTTGACTCAAGGGGAGCTTTGTATTGTTCTTTCTGCTCAGTGAAGAATTTCTTCGCTTTTACAAGCTCACGTTTTTGTGCTAACTTTCTTTTCTTTATATCCTTATCCTCATCCAGGTCTTCGTCATATCCAAACTTATCTTCTATGAGATCTTGAATGTCAATTTCGTCCAACCCTTCTTCGGTTTGGGAGTAATAATTAGACAAAACTTCCGTGGGGTCCATTTCATCGTAATCCTTTTGTAGTTTTACGAAGTCATTTATCCCCCTTCCTGTTTCCTTTTTATATTTAAAGAACGCTGACACATCCTCGGGTAACTCCTCATTCGCTTCTTGCGTCGCAAACAACTCATCAACAGAGGTTATTTCTTTATTATATCTATCCTTAATGTACTTAAGGATATCTTCATCTTTTAACTCACCTGCCTCCTGAGTGTCTGTAGGGGCAACCGCTTCTTCAGCGACTACATCTACCTTCTCTGATCCAGGCTCACTCACTTCCGCTGAGAATTTCTCCTCATGGTTTTTTAGTAGCTGCTCTTCCACTTCCGCCGTAGACTTTTCTTCCACATCAGAAACTGCTTTCACAACAAATTTTGACTCTTCCATTTAATTAGATTTTTTTGTAAAGTTAGTAATATTATCTTGGGTTAAACTCAGCGAGGTCGAAGCCATCTAAACTGTCCTCATTGGATTCAAAGTTTATAGGCGGTAAATTATTCTTCCTCTGCTGAATTAATTTTGATTGTTCTGTATTGGCTTGACTTATACGTCCTGACTTAGCATCTTCACGCTGCGTCTCTCGCGAGTCGATCTGCTGCTGCTTAGCCCCGTGTAGAGACATCTGCATATTGAACTCTACCTGCATAAGCTGTTGCTTAAGCATAGCCTCGTTCTTTTGTCTCTCGATATCGAACCCTACCTCAGCCTGCTTGATTTGCATCTTGGCCTGAACCTCAGCCTGGATCTTTTGCATAGCCGCCTGTGCCGCCATCTGCTGAGACTGCTGTTGAATCTGTCCTTGCATCTGTTGCTTCTCAGCCTCCATCTGCTGCGTCTGCTGCATCTTCTGCTTCCTCTTTACCTTAAGCAGCTGGTTTGCCATCTTTAGGTTTCGAATTTCACGTATGTCGATAGCGTCCTCTAAGTTTATGTCTCCCTTAGATAAAGCCATCTGGATATTTTGTTCGAGCATTTGTTTCTGCTCTTCGTCGGGGGACATCTCTATAAAGATTCCGAAGTCGTATATATATAGGTTGGAGATCTCTTCCAAGATTCCTAAGTTATACTTTCCTATTTGCATAGCGAACTCATCTCTAAAGTCCGCGAACTCTAAGACGTCAGCCACACGTAAGGATAACGCTTCCGCAATAGTCTTCGTAATAAACAAACTCCCCTGGAGGATATGTCGTGTAGCGGTGTTAGAGTTTAAAGCAGCTAACTTCTGAACACCAACCAAAGAGTTTGGATCGGGAGAGGAGCCGTCACGAGCTTCGTTTAGACCTGTAGCCGAACGAATCATATCTAAATAGTGGTTATAGTTTCCTATAAGCATCTGCATCTTACTCGCTCCGCTGCTGGCGGTAAGCTGAGTAATAGGCACCTTAGCATTGTTATATTCCCCGTCTTGGGTATAGCTTCTTCCTACTACACTACCTGTTTGGAAGTATAGACGTAAAGCATCTTCAGGAGTATACGCGCTACCTGTACCTAAGTCCACCTCGTTTAAACCATCGGCGTCTATAAAGACTCCGTCTGGAACTACACGAGAAACTACCTGCTGTATCTTCAAGTGTGTCATCTGAATAAGGTCCGCGAAAGGAATCATCCTTCTCACTAAAGACTCTACCACCCCCTTATACATCCTTGGGGCAGAAGCCACATAGTTAGACATAGCAAATTGATTTGCTGAGTTTGGTCTAACCATATTCTTCATCATATCCCACTGTATAATAATATTGGTCCCCATCACCATGACACCCTCATACCATACATCAATTCTTTTCTCCACTCTTTCAAACTCACCTTCGTCCATCATCTCCTGTGGAGGGTTGAACTGGTCATCCTTCTCTACGGTTTTAAAACTCCCGTCGCTCATCTTCTTTTTCTTGTATACAAAACTGTTTGTCGTTTTATAGTTGAAGTAAAGGAGGGTACATGTGTCGCGAGCGAACATACTATTCTGATACATAGCCGCTACGTTATAGTAGTCATACCAAGACTGGCTGTACTTAGATATCTCTTCTAAATCTTGTGGGGTAAGATCAGGATTGATCTTTAAAACCTCCGTGATAGGTATAGTCTTTAACTCTCCCCAGTAGAAACAATCTTTAAAGTACGGGTCCTCGGTATAGCTATACACCACGTTTGCAGGGTCTACATACTCTACCCTAACGCCGTCTCCCTTCTGGAAGGTGTGTTTGCATATACCTATACCCAAAACAGTAAGGTCATAGTCCACCCTTTTACGCACATCGCTATAATGACTCTCGTCTAACATAGTGTTTATAGCTACCTCATTTGCAATCTCTATAGCGGGCTTATAGTTCAGCTGCATATAGAGCTGCATCTCAATATCGCTTTGCGGTAAAGAAGCGGGGTCTACAGTAAATGGGTCCACCCCGAAGTCCACCTTTATCTGATTAAAGATATCTGCCGCGATCATATTGCCTTCGACCATTTCTTGGAACTTGTTTCTTTTTTCTGCTGAGAGAGAGTCCTGGGCGTAACACTTAATATCAAACAACCTGTCTGACATTCCGTTCACTACTATATCTACAAACTTAGGTATAATAGGAATAGGAGTCCAGTCTAAGTTTAGATAAGAGAGGTCTCCATCTATAGCTAATTCGTTTTTGTATTTACCAACAGACTGTTCGCCTCGGGCGTATAGCCTTAATCTATGAAACTCTTGAAACTGACTATAGAATCTACACGATAGCCCATCCCTTCTAAACCACTCATATTGGATAGCCTGCCCCACCTGAAGGCCAAACTCTTTTTTCGCTTTGTCCGAATCAGATACAAACTGATTTGGGAAAACTGCTGAATTAATCTCTACTTGAAGTCCTTTCATGTAACTATCTGACTTGTTGCGCTGCTGTTATTATACCGTGCAAAGTTAATACTTATTTTCGTAGTCTGTTTAGAAGGTGTATATAAGTGCTTCTGGTTGGCCATGATAGCTAACCCTGTACTAATAGACGCATCAAACTTAGTACGGTTATTAATATCGAACTTCGCCCAATCCTCTAAGGTACGACGAAAATACATAACACCCATGTCCTCAGTATCTCTAAAGTCTCCGTTTAAATCTATACCTATATACTTCTCTATATACGACTCTATAGCCGAGGCGTGAGACTGCTTTACGTCTTCCGAAGTGTTAGGTATTCCACCCAACTCTTTCTCAGTTTTAGAAAGTTTATTATAGATCTTGTCAGGGCGATTCATAGAGTACCCTCTATAACCTCTATTCTTAAAGTGGTACAGAAGCCTTGGTTTATTGTTCTCACATAGGATAGGCATACCGTAGAACACACAAGCCATCAGAACTTCTTCAAAAAATATCTCCGCCGTTTGAGGTCGAGCTATATATTCTAAGAAAAATTCATTTGCAGGGGCCTCATCCATGTTAAACTTAGTTAACCCATGAAGAGAACCATTAGACCCTTTACCCACGACCACCCCAGAGATGTCATATGAGTCACACCCAAACGTTCCCAGGTGTTCGTTGCCGGGATAGTTCCTTCCGCTCCTTACCTCTACACGATTTTGCATATGGGGGGGAGGAGTCCAGCTAACCAAAAACCTCCCCCTCTTGTCGGGCGACCATATGACTTTAGAATCTTTTATGCCGTCCTTCCATCTAAACGATCCTCGAGTAACGTGGTGGTCCATAATCAAAGAGTCGTTATAATCTATCTGCTGATATATTTTTGTCAGGTTGAATAGGGATTGCTTACTCTCATCCCTAAAGGCATGCGATTCGGTTCGAGGAAACTGTCTGTAGAACTCATTCAAAGCGTCTGCATCCTGGGTTAAAGAGTCTACCTCATTCTTCCAGTAGTCTATAGCCCCCATGGTTATGTCTTCCCCGTCGATTCCTATTATAGGTTTCCCTGGAGTAGTGAATACAGGCATGCCAAATATATCTATATACCCCTCGAAGTTCCACTCCATAGGAATAAATAAACAGTACAACCCACTCTTAGTCTGTCCGTTTGCGTTTCTTTTCGTAGGGAGAGAGTCCTCGTATAGAGCCTTAAAGTTCCTTCCCCCTTTATCCAAAGCGTTAGAAGTAGAGCCCATCATACACTTGCCGATAACCTTGCTACCCAAACGTAGACATGTCTTAGTGACACGCCAGTTGTTTAGAATATTGTCTGGCTTCTCCCACTTTCCCGACTCGTCATGTAGCAGAAGCTGAAGCTTCTCTCCGTCATAACTATTGTCTCCCGTATTCTTCCAGTCTATCGTAGTGTCCAGTCCCTCCAGCTCCTCGTCTGCGAGGTGGTACATGTTCTTCTTTGTAATCTTCGAAGCAGGAACACGATAAGCCAACTCTGTTTTAGGCTTATCCATTCCATCCTGTATCGGTTTAAAGAAGAAAGGATAGTTGTTAGAAATTGGAACCACCTTGTCGGTAAACATCTTTTTAGCATCTGATCCTGTTTTTGAAAGTATACCGACTCTGGCATCTTTAGTTATAGTAGCTTGGTTCACTCCCTCACATGAACTCATAAAGGAGAACCCTGAACGACGTATCTTAAGGTAACACATACCGAAGCTTCTTTTGTCGGCCTTACACGCTTCCCAGAAAATATAGAAGATTCTATTGGCCTCTCTAAAGTCAGGGTTACCCACGTCGATCTTCGTCCACTGCAGATACATATAGTGAGTGCCCGTTATATATGTAGACGCTCCGTTATTCATAAACCAGTGTCCCTGCTCTCTTCTATCGAACTCCTCCTCGACATAGTCTACCCACTCAGCCTTAAACGTATCTGGTGTATCGTGCCATTGGAAGATAGACTTAATGTTTTTTAACTCACGAGCTATAGGCGTAGGCTCCCAATATTGCTCCTCCTTCTTTCCAGACCTTTTAAACACGTTCTTAGACACCTTTGGTAGCCCTATATATAAACCATTGACAAAATATATCTCGCCTAAAGTTCCGTCTCGAGATATAATTATTACATCATACTTCTCATTATATCCGTACAACCAAGTCCGAGCCTTGTTCTTAGAAGAAAGAACAGACTTAGGAACATGGGTATGCATGACCTTATATAAACTATTTTGATCGTGACTCTGCAAATCCTTTAGGTGTATTATTTTTCTT